CTCATGTTCTTTTACCATCAAACACAACGACTGTGGGTGGTGCTGGACAAACTATGCAATATCAAGGTGGAGAGGTTGTAGTTGGATTTTTCTTTGATGGTGATGATGCACAACAACCTGTAATTTTTGGAACTCTATTCAAACAATCTTTTGTTGGAGATCAATTATCAAACAAAGATTTTGATGGTAAAAAACACACTTGTTTTGTTCCATACACACCACCAAAAGTAGTTCAAAGATCTGGTAAACATAGATATAATTCAAAATGGCAACCACAGTCACCACCTATAAGAGGTTTTACTGATGGTGAGAGTGTTATAACTCCAGCACAGGAGCAAAAAGAAGCAGCAACAAATATTGTCATAGATCAGTTCTCTCCTTGTGAGGAAAATGAAATATCGAAGATAAGTAATACGATAAAAGACTTTACTCGGAAGATGGAACAACTTCAAGCTATTGGAGGTGGATCTGCTATTGATCCGATATATGGTGGTGTAGTTGATATTCAACAAGAAATAAAACTTACAGCTGCAAGAATTCATAATTCAACAACACAATTAGTTCGCCGTGGTAGATCATGGTTGATTCAAGAAACTCTTGACAAATTATCAACCACTTTAAAAGATAAAGTTCCAAAACCTTTGCAAGCTCCTACTGGAGAGGCCACAAGTGCATTAGCTAATGTTATCTTTTGTAATCTTGAAAAAATACAGGAAGGACTTGCAGATTATCTTTCAAAAAGTTTAGAAAATATGATCGGACAGGTTTTAGATGTTCCTGCTTGTGGAATTGAAAACTTTTTGAGTGATATGTTTGGTCAGATTAATGGTATCATTGATAATGATTTGGGTGATATGTTCTCTCAATTGAATACAATTCAAGGTGGTGGTATCGGTGCTCCAAGTGATACTTTCTCAAAAGCTATTAAGTATGCAAATATTATTACAAATATTCTTGACTGTGATAGACAAAACTGTCCAGAACCAACTTCATACTCTTCTAAAAATGGTATCTCAAAATCTGGTCTTGATGATTTTGGTGGAATACTTGAAAAGGTAGGTCTTAAAAAATTGGAGACTGGACTTTTAAACACTCTTGATAATGCTATTCCAGCAATTCCATCTGCTCCAGACTGCAATACTAACGTTCTTAAATGTGGCCCACCAAGAGTAGATTTTATAGGTGGTGGTGGTCAAGGTGCAACTGGAAGTGCGATTGTAAGTGCAATCGGACAGATTATTGGTGTATCAATTAATGGGCCAGGATTTGGATTCCAAGAACCACCTTTACTTTCTTTCTTTGATAGTTGTGATAATGGATCTGGAGCTGGAGGTTATCCAGTTATGGGGCCTGTTTCACCTTTGACAGATGGAACAAATGTTGCTGCTGGTGCTGTCGGTGGATTACCGTTAACCTCAAATAATCTTCCTGTCAATGCTGGTGGTGTTGGAGGAATTCAAGTTTCAACTCCCGATGGTCAACAAATCATCACAGAGGATGGAGATCCAGTGATTGTTGGTGGTATTGGTGGAATACCTGTCACTGCTGGTGGTGTTGGTGGATCACCCTTGACTGTCGCAGGCAAACCAATCGTTGTGAATGGAGAGGGTGGTGAAGGTTTAGTCGCTGGAGCATTTCCTGTAGTTGTCGGTGCTCCTGTAGTTACAGAACAAACTGGCTCTGGTGGTGTAGGTGGTGGAACTGGTGCAGGCGCTGGTGATATAAACACAAGTCTCGTTACATCTGTTCCCGAAGTATCAGAAGATGCAGAGGATGGAGTAAAAACTGGTTCAGTCACCTCTATTGGCCCAATTTCATCATCTGATGATGCATATAATAAATTTACCACGATTGGAAATATCACTGGAAATGGCGCAATTAATGGAACAGGTGCAAGTTTTGACTTCTTTACTGACAAAGATGGGTCTATTGAATCTGTGATAACCAGTTCTGGAGGTGGTTCATATCAGGTTGGTGAGTCAATAACAATTTCTGGTTCTCTTCTTGGAGGATCTAGTCCAGAAAATGATGTCACTTTTGAAGTGACTGGGATATCATCCCCAACACAAATTTCTCCTGTGATACCTCAATTACCACCACCTATTCCATCTGGTATTGGTGGAGTAAATGCTGGTGCAGCTGGTGGTATCGATGTAAATACTCCCACGTTTACTGGATTTAACATTACTGTTGGTGGTGTACCTAACACTGATGGATTATATGTGCCTGATCCAAATGGAACTGAATTGGGTGTCGTAAATGTCGTGATTACTAATCCAGGCCAAGGGTATCTACCAAACACAACAGAAACAACTCTTGAAGTAGTGACTGATGATGATGGAAATCAAATGGTTAATGCTAATGGAAATCCACTCACAACATCAACTACAAAAGAAGTATTGCCAGATCCAAATGCGAACTATGATGGCGAACAATCATTCGTTACATCACTTGGAGATGCAGTCGTGACTAATGTTGGATTTGGATATGAAGAAGGTGATACTGTCACCGTTACTCCTAATCTTGGTGGAGCAGAGGTTGAGTTAGAAATACAAAATGGTAATATTATAGGAGCTAAGGTTACTAACGGTGGATTTGGATTTACAAGTCTTCCAGAATTAACTATAAATAGCGAAAGTGGAGTAGGTGGTAGATTACTACCTGTTCTAAACTTTACAAAAGTCCAAGATGCGTCTAAACTAGTGGATAGCGTGAGACAATCATCTGTCACCGTGATTAGTTGTATTACAAAGTAAAATGTCAAATCATAAACCTAAAGTATCTAACGACAAACAAAATTTAGAAAGAGATGTTCATTTGAGATATGTTACTCAAAGTGGGCAACAAAGTATTCATGGCGATACTTTGTATGAACTTCAAACACAAGAGGCTCAATCATTTGCATTTTATTCTGGAACTGGTCAGGGTGGAACTGGTAAAGGGCCTGGCACTGGTAAAGCGGTTTTATATACGCCAGGATGTTCATCTGAAGTTCTTGGTGAAGGATTAAAAGTTAGAGCTCCTGGCGATATTAGTCAACTTCCAGCAAAAATAACCTGTGCAAAAAAAGGTGATATTATTTCAGTATGTGAAAATGGTGATGTTACAATCAAAGCAAGAAATATAAACTTAGTTGCAGAAGGTGGTGGTCAAGATGGTGTTATTAACTTAAAAGGAACTAGATTGGTTAATGTTGAGGCGCCAGACATTCGACTTCAAGGAGAAAAAGTATTGATATCTGCCTGTAACAGTGCTAACATAATAAGTAAGGGTTTCTTTCAACTTAAATATGGATTTGCATTAGCTGCTTCTGATGCTGACATGACTTATGGTGTAATGTCAGAGGTTTTGAAGAAAGCAACTACATTCTCAAAACCAAAAGCAGGTGTCCAGCCAGATGGTTTTAGTGGTGGAGGTTAGATAAATGCACATAGTTAAAACACAGACAGACAAATTAATTGTAGGAACTAATGATACTTCCTATACTGCACCTGATACTTCACCAACAGGAACTGCTATTTTAAATGGCCCTGTTTATGTTGGAACACCAGCTGCATCGCCAGGTTATGAAGCTGTATTCAACGTTGGAACTCCGCCACCACCACAAAACCCACTTGATAATCAACCACCATTGAGTTCTAGTTTGGCTGTCAAGGTTGATGGTAGTATGTCAATAAATGGTGATGGTAGAGTTCCTAATGCATTACGCATCAGTGGTGGACAAACAAATAAATTGTATGTAGATGGTGACGCTTTCTTCTCTGGTGCGGTTGATTGTGGTAACAAAGGTAAACTCGCTGCTAGATTCGGTGCTGCGGATGGTCGTCCAAAACCATTTGACATTGAACATCCTACAAAGGGTAAGGGTCATCGTCTTCGTTATGCCTGTATTGAGGGCCCAGAGGTAGGTGTTTATTATCGTGGTAGATTAAAGGAATCAAATGTAATCCATCTACCTTATTATTGGAAAGATTTAGTTGATGAGAATAGTATCACTGTTCAGTTGCAACCAATTGGATCAAATCAAAATCTTGTGATTCAAGAGTTTAATAATGAATTTATTGTCATTGCAGAGGATTCAACTAATACTGATTTAATTACTGATCTATCAACTATTGATTGTTTCTATCATGTATATGGAGAAAGAAAAGACATTAATCCATTGATAGTTGAATATGAAGGTAAGACTTGGCAAGACTATCCAGATCCTAACTTTGATCCAAATAAAGTTGATGAGGATAAGAGAACATATACTGATCCTCGATTTGCAGGCCCACCTAACACTTATACCGCTTGAAAAAATTAATTTATGTTGAGGAGAATTTTATTTCTCCTGATGAGTGTCAAAGATTTATTGATTTATCTCTTGCAAACAAAGGAAAAGAGATGCCTTATGGTGATGAAACTAGGGGTGGTGACACTTATCTAACCACTGTTGAATGGAAAGATCATACTGCTGTTTATCTAGGTGGTGATGTTGATCCTACTATTCCTTCATTGGATGATGAGGTCATAACTAGAGTAAACAGTATTTGTAAAAGTTTTGACTCTACGGCAAATCTTGATTATGTAGGTGTTATAAGATGGCCTGTTGGCACTTTTATGAAACCACACTTTGATGACAACAACGTTCATAATCCTGATATATTTGCAGCGATGTTGTATCTAAATAATAATTTCTCTGGTGGATATACTTGTTTTGAAGATTTTGAGGTCAAACCAGAGCCAGGAAAACTTATAATATTCTCAAATTCACAATATCTTCATTACGTTAGTAAGGTTGAAGGTGATGAGAGGTTTGTTTTATCATTCTGGTATAATTCATTGAATAAATAAACTTAGACAGAATCTGTAATTAGAGAAGAATAGGATGCCTCTTTCAAGACTGGAGAATTTTCTAAAGAATATACAAGGTAATGTTATCTACGTTGACCCCAACGAATTGGATGCGACTGATAGTATTGAAAACCAAGGAAACTCCCAAACACGACCATTTAAAACGATACAGAGAGCTCTGATTGAAGCTGCTAGGTTCTCTTATGTTGTAGGGCAAAGAAATGATAAGTTTGATTTAACAACCATAATCCTCGCTGCTGGTACTCACACCGTTGAT